ATCACACAACCCACATTGGATACAGGTTAATCCCTTGCTATCAGCTAGGCACTCAATCTCAGTATCGTATAGGCTATCATTCGCCATTGCAACTCTGAAAGTTTTAGCTCCCATGCTTTGATACTTTAAAGCCTGTTTAGGCGTATCTGCCGATACTTGGCAAATATCAATATAGCGTTTATCAAAGTTTTTATGCTCGATTTGGTGAGTATAACCAGTATGCCCAACACCCAAATCAACAAGCATGGCATTAACCTCAAAGGGTATCGCGCTAGGGTCGCCATACGCGCCTAGCCTAATGTGCCTATGTGCTAGGTATTGCCCATGCTTAACCATATCAAACTGCGGATAAATACCGCGCTTATAGCCGTCATATACTGCCCTAGGCGCATGACCCAAATTCACATAGCAAGCGCCATCTACTGAATGTTTGTGCGGACAATTGCCACAGATTGCGTCATCTTTTTTAGCTTTACTAGCTTCAATGGGCGACATGTCAGTTCTAATAATCCACGTTTGCACCATTGCACCTGTTTTCCTATTTTCAGTGTTTAAAGTAGCAACACAGACAATAGGCGACCCATCAAGTACAGAATTGCCTTCCCACATTATAAAGCCACGCAAGTCAGTCTGTGGTGGTTTGGTTTTACGTTTGCTAAAACTATGCATAGGTTATACCTCTAAGTTCTTATACACCACTACAGTGTAATCATTGTCAACATAAATTCGCGCCATGCCCAATGCGGTGGCGTAGTCTGGCGCGTAGAATTTCGCTATCTGTTTTTTCTTTGTTACTTGAATAACATAGTTAAACATATTTATCAGCCTATTTGTTGTTTGGTTTAAGACTGCCTACGCTATCACATAGGCACTATTAAATCAAACTTAAGGCGCTTCCATGCGCCATAGGTTTTATTTGAAGTATTGGCGCTCCCATGATTTTGTATATTCATTGTAAGCATAATCATAGATAGTTTCGTCAGCATCATTCCACAGATTGACCGCGAACCATGCTAAGGTTTTAAAAGGTTTCGCGCCATTGTCGCGCTCTTCCGTACTGGTTTCCGTTTGCCACAGGATTGTAGTGAAATCCATACATTCGATGGCTTCCTTAGCTTCAAAATAACCTCTAGTCTTAACCAGAATATCGCCCTCTTCACCATCTTTTATACATAGGCGATAACCCTTATCTAGCGCGTGTTTAATGTTGTGTAGATATGCTTTTTTCATAATTTAATTACCTTTGTTAAATTTTAAAATATTTACTTATAAACCTAGACGCTCTTTTTCCAGTTCACTCCATTGCTCTAGTAACAATTCATTTTCTGGAGTTAATACTTTATGCCCTCTATAGTCGTCACCCAATAAAGCATTGATTGCGCTTAATAAAGTATTAGAACGTATATGCTCTAATTTAGCAAAATATTGTACGTGTTCCAATTGCCATCCTTTTAATGTCTCAGATTTTAGTAGCAATCTATTAGCTTCAATTGCGTACTTTAGCTGTCTAGCTTTCAGAGTGTTGTATATATCTTTTTTTGTCATGGTGTTTTTTCCTGTGTTGTTTAATATGTTGTTGTGTCGCCTTAAAAATACCATAAATTTATATAAATGTATATAGTTTTTTTATGATTAATTTGCATATAAACACCAATTAATATAATCAAATATCATATAGCTTATAGCCAGTATATAACCCAAATAAAAACCCTATATAAAACAATACTTTACAGACAATAAACAGTGATTAGCGCGATTAGACAATAATTAGTACTAGGGCATAGGGTACAGATAAACGCGCTCAAATCGCCCTTAAAACGCCTAGAATAAATATATGCACTGAGGTTATATTGTCAGTCTGTTTTTATTACCAAATGTTATTGGATATTGTTGTTTATATATGGTTAGCGATTGTTAGCCACAGGCAATAATCATGCCAACATTAGTACAGGCAATAATCATGCCAATAGTATCCGCAAGCATACTCACTCTTTACCTTCAAGTTTTCCTTGTGACCGCCAAGGGATTAATAGTCATGTTGCCTGTGGATAACTTTGGTGATAACCTGTGGATAACTTTTGGCATGATTCTTGCTTTTGTGGATAACCTGTGGATAACCTGTGGATAACTTTTTGGGGGTCGGGGGGGTCGCGCTCTGGGCACAACAGTGACTGTACCCTCTGGCATACAAAAAAGACTAAAATTGGAAAAAAAGAAGTACCTGTGTTTATCCCCTAAGTTGTTGTTTTCCTTAAGTATTCCTTTGGGGGGACTAATGATGACCATACCTATTAAAAAGGTCACATAGATAGTTATTATTTATTGAACTAAATACCCAAGGGGCGGTCTAATGTTTATAAAGAAAGTACTTGACTTTTGGTTCAAAGTATGCTATAATATAAAGCATAAGAAAGAGATAATTTAACAAGCCTTAAGTATACTTAAGTAGCTTTGGTTATTTAACTTTAATGTTTAAATAGAAAAGCTATCCAAAGGATACTTAAGATAACTTAAGGAGAGTCCAATGGATAGCGAAAAGAATCTTCCTCCGAAAAGGAGGGGGCGACCAAAGAAATCAGATGTGGTGTCAAGAAAAAAAGGAGCGACTGGTCTATCCAGAGGTCGCCCCAAGGGTGATGCCGCTATCATCAATGAATACAAAAGCAGGATGCTAACGTCACCTAAGTCTAGGAAGGTGTTGGAGTCAATCTTTGATGCGGCACTTAATGACGACCATAAGCATCAATCAGCCGCATGGAAGCTAATAGTTGACCGCATTGTCCCTGTAGGGGCGTTTGAGAAAGATGTTGTCAAAGGCGCAGGGAAGTCTGCCATACAAATTAATATTACTGGGGTGGGCGGTGAGACCACAGTAATATCAAATGAAGACGAAGAAGTTTTAGACGGAGAAATCATAGATGGCTAAGTACTTCACTAGGGAAGAATTTGATTGTCAGTACACTGGCAAGAACGAAATGAAGGATGAGTTCATTGAGAAGCTAGATGCGCTCAGAGAAGTCTGTGGTTTCCCATTCCATATCACATCGGGCTATCGTGCCCCAGAACATCCAATAGAGGCTAAGAAAAAAATTGCAGGAACTCACAGTCAAGGCATTGCGGCAGATATTAAAGTGGACAATGGTTGGGAAAGATTTGTTATTGTTGAAGAGGCGATTGGCTTGGGATTCACAGGCATCGGAGTCGCTTCTAGCTTTGTTCATGTTGATATTCGCAGTGGTGACGATACAACCCCTTATGTGATGTGGACATATTAGGTTGACGGAACTTAACGTATCACTCCTTCCTTGGCAACAGGAGGTCTTTGAAGACCCTACGCGGTTCAAAGTTATAGCCGCAGGTAGACGGACAGGTAAGTCACGATTAGCCGCTTGGATGTTAATAATAAGAGCATTGCAGACGGAACGTGGTCATGTCTTCTACGTTGCGCCTACACAGGGACAGGCTAGGGACATTATGTGGCAAGTCCTGTTGGAGATAGGACACCCTGTAATACAATCTAGTCACGTTAATAATTTACAGATAAAGTTAGTCAATGGCGCGACCATAGCACTCAAAGGTGCAGACAGACCAGAAACCATGCGTGGTGTCAGTCTTAAGTTCCTTGTTATGGATGAATACGCTGACATGAAGCCAGAGGTCTGGGAGCAGATACTTAGACCTGCACTGGCTGACCAAAAGGGTGATGCTTTGTTCATTGGTACGCCAATGGGTAGGAATCACTTTTATGATTTATATCAATATGCAAGTTTATCGGAAGACGATACATTCAAAGGTTATCACTTTACTAGCTATGACAACCCCCTGTTAGACCCAGAGGAAATTGAGGCGGCTAAGAAGTCAATGTCAGCCTACAGTTTCCGACAGGAGTTCATGGCATCATTCGAGGCGCAAGGTAGTGAACTATTTAAAGAAGAACATATTAAGTTTTGTGAAGAAGAGCCAGACCGCGGTGCGTACTACATTGCAGTCGATTTGGCAGGATTCGCTGATGTGGCTAAAGTCACGACTAAAACTAAACGCCTTGACCAAACGGCTATCTCAGTGGTTAAAGCAAGTGAAGAAGGTTGGTGGGTCGCTGACATCATTCATGGTAGATGGGGTGTGGAGACCACTGCGAGAAAGATTTTTGAAGCTGTTAGAGATTATAGACCAGTGGCTGTCGGTATTGAGAAGGGGGCGTTAAAGAACGCAGTATACCCCTACCTCAGTGACTTGATGAAAAAGAACCAAAGGTTTTTTAGAGTTGACGAACTGACACATGGTAATAAGAAAAAGACGGACAGGATTGTTTGGGCGTTACAAGGAAGATTTGAACATGGAACTATAACGCTGAACAAAGGGGAATGGAACACACAGTTCTTAGATGAGTTGTTTCAGTTTCCAAACCAGATGGTACATGATGATTTAATTGACTCGTTAGCTTACATAGACCAGTTAGCTAACATAGCTTATATGTCAGATTACCAAGAAGAAGAATATCAACTATTAGATACATACGCAGGGTACTAATATGCTATACGATGATAAAGACCAGTTTGTACTGGAAGAGACACTAGAAGGTTGGGTAATAAATAAATGTCAAGGTTGGCGTGACCATTTTGAATCCAACTATGCAGAAAAGTTTGACGAATACTATCGCCTATGGAGAGGACATTGGGCGGCAGAGGATAGAACCAGAGAGACTGAACGCTCTCGTATTATCTCTCCTGCACTACAGCAAGCAGTAGAGTCATCCGTTGCGGAACTAGAGGAAGCCACTTTTGGGCGTGGTAAGTTCTTTGACATTGAGGATGATGTTTCCGATGCACAGAAAGGCGATATAGCCCTTCTACGAGAAACCTTAACCAAAGACTTCAAAAAAAATAAAGTGCGTAAGGGAGTAGCTGAGTGCCTTATAAACGCGGCTGTATTCGGAACAGGTATTGCAGAGGTAGCCTTCCT